CAATTATCTAAATATTGTGGTGAAGAAAAAGCAATGGAATTATTTGATCAGGTGATTGATAATTTTAAACGTTTCCACCCTAAACCCGAAGAAGTACAATGTTCAAACCCTATTGCAGAACCAGAATTTATTAAACCATATTTTGGATTACGTTTATTCCCAGTATGGCATGTTGGTACAGATTATTTACATGAAATAGGTAAAAATTGGTATGACTTTTTAGTTGATGGTGGTGTTCAATTTGAATGGGAAGCTAAAGTTACAGATATTGATTTTGAAAATAATACAGGTAAAGTAGTAGTACTTGAATCTGATTTAGAACATTCATTTGAATACGATACACTTATTTTTGGTGTAGGTAAATCAGGTATTGACTTTGGTAAACAATTAGCTGAAAAATATAAATTACCAACTGAATCAAAACCGGTACAAATAGGTGTTCGATTTGAAGCACCACAAAAACACTTTCAAAAATTAATTGATGTATCTTATGATTTTAAATTATATCGTAAATTCGAAGACAAAGGAGTATCACTACGCTCTTTCTGTACAAACAACAATGCAGCATATGTTGCCGTTGAAAAAACGTATGGAGATGTTAGTTACAATGGACATGCTAAAAAAGGAGAAGAGCATAGGAACAATATGACTAATTTTGGCATTTTAATGGAAATTCAGGGTATTGATGAACCCTTTACTTGGTCAAGAGAGTTAGTTAAAGCTGTAAATGAAACCTGGTTTGATAACTCTAAAGGTCAAGGTAGATTTAGAAGAAAAACTCATACAGGTTTATATTACTCTCCTACTCGTGAAGCTGGGATGACTAGTGAAGGTATTAAAGTTGATGCTATGCCTATTGAATCATTAGACCGAGTTAAAGATGCATTTCAAGGTTATTATAGTTATATAGAAGATTTTATTGAAGATATGAAAAAAGTATTCCCAACACTTAAAGATGATTGGGGTATTTATGTACCTGAAGTAAAGTATTTGTCACCTGAACCATTAGTAAATTATAATGATTTAAGTTTAACCACATACCCTAATATACATTTTGTAGGTGATGCTTTAAGTGCTAGAGGTATTACAGTATCAGGAGCACAAGGTACATTAGTAGCAGAACAAATTTTAAATAATCAAAAAGAAATTAATGATTTTTTAGAATGGGCTGATAAACCAGGACCATGGTCAGAAGAAGATGATAAAATCCATACTGTAGGAGGTTTAACTAATGATAAAAATAAAGATTTTATGAAATTTCAAAATAAATTAAAATAAAAAATAAAGTTATGAGTGAAAAATTATATGAAGAAAAAGTTATTAAATTTAAAGGTGCAAGACATTATTTAATTAAAATGGAGGGTGAAGATCATTTCAAACATCATAGATGGGATTTACCAGCTATTGTTCCAATATCTAAAAAAAGTGAATTTAAAAAAGGTTATTTTCTATCAGGAATAGAATATTCAGAAGAAGATTTTAGAGAAATAATGAAAGAAAGAGAAGGATTACCTTGGTATAAACAATCAGCTCCCAAAGGTCAAACTTATAGAAATTAATATGAGAGAACATACATTACAAGCTATGCCTTATCAAGGAGAAAGGCATGAAAAAGCATGGGGTTATGAGTTGTGGATTATTAATAATGAATATTATTGTGGTAAACTATTAGTATTTAAAAATCAAAAATCATTTTCGATGCATTATCATTTACTAAAAGATGAAGCATGGTATATTTCTAAAGGTGAGTTTCAATATACTTACATTGATACTGAAACAGCTGAACACCATAAAGTAATAGTAAGAGAAGGAGATTGTATTCACTTAATGCCAGGACAACCTCACCAAATGTTGGCTCTTAAAGAGGGAAGTTGTATATTTGAGGTATCGACACAACATTTTGATAGTGACAGTTATAGAGTAGGAATGGGATCTTCACAATTAGATCCATTAGATTTACCATTTTAATTATGATTAGAAAAAAATATAAACAAGAAGATCAAGAATTAGCAGCATCTTTGATAGAAATAAATAGGAATACAGTAATCTTAGAAATTAAACTACTAGGTTTATCTAAGATTAAAGATAATTTATTATATGAGTGTAAATATATAGATAATGGAACTATTAAGGTTGTTCCTATTATAGCACATGATGTTACTCAAGCTATAGCTAAATTAGACCCATTTGTAAATTCGGCTATTCCAGAGAATGTTTTAAAAATAATGCTTGGTAACGAGCGATATAATATATAATATGAAAATAGGTTTTTGTGGTACAATGAGTGTAGGTAAAACAACTTTAGTTAATGCTTTAGCTGAACTACCAGAGTTTAAAGAATATAAATTTAGAACAGAACGTTCTAAATATCTTATGGAAATGGGTATTCCATTAAATACAGATTCAACTGTTAAGGGTCAAGCTGTGTTTTTAGCTGAAAGAGCTAGTGAATTAATGCAAGATAATATTATAACAGATAGAACTATTATTGATGTAATGGCATTTGCTAAATGTTCTGAATCAATGTATTATTTTGAAGCAGATGATTTTTGTAATTTTGCATCTCATATGTTAGATGAGTATGATTATATATTTTATGTTTCACCTGAAGGTGTAGAAATTGAAAATAATGGAGTAAGAGAAACCAATATAGAATATAGAAAACTAATTGATCAAAATATTCAGCTTTTAATTACTAAATATAGACATAAAATTAAAAATTTGGTAGAAATTGAAGGATCAACAGAAGAACGTATAAAATTGATTAAACAAGCAGTTTCTTTATGATATTTATAACAAAATACTCTTAAAATGAAAAGATCAGAATTAAAAAATGCCATAAAAGAAGAAATCATTGATATTTTAGAGGCAGCATCTTTAGATGATGTTAAAAATCAGCAAGATTATAACGCTGAATTAGAAAAAACAGCTAAATTAAGTGCAGATTTAGGAATATCAGAAGGAAATGATTCAGATAAATTTCAAGATGATGGATATGTAGATAAAAAAGATGTAGATGATACTACAGATTTGTATGTTCATAGTGGTGGAGAAGACATGGCTTTTGAATCTGTTAATGAAGAGGATGAAGATGATATGGATAAACAAGCAAGTAAAGCTGCTAAAAAAGGAGATTCTATATCTAAAATAGCTTCTAAACTACAACAAACTGCTAAAGAAATGAAACAAGTAGTAAAAAAGTGGAAAAATGCTGAAGGTGGAGAAAAACAAAAGCTAACAGATCGTTTAAGAGAATTAACTAAAATAAAAAAAGAACTTGAAGGACTTCTTTAAGAATATACAAACTCTACTAATTGTAGCTTTAATTATAGTTTTACTTTTTCAAAGAAGCTGCAATAAATCCCCAATAGAAATAGAACCTAAAGTTATAACAAAAGTTGAAACTAAATGGGATACTGTTACTATTGATAAACCTGTTTATGTTCCTAAATGGAAGACAAAAGTTGTTACTAAATACAAAATTGATTCTATATTAATAAATACTCCTATTGATACTTTAGAAGTTTTAAAAGATTATTACGCTAAAAATGTTTATATAGATGAAATTGTTTTAGATTCTTTAGGTATAATAATAATAACAGATACTATATCAAAAAATAGTATATTTTCAAGACAAGTAAAATCAGATATATTAATTCCTACAACAAAGATAACAGAAGAAATTTATCTTAATAATAGAGAATTTTATTATGGTTTAGGTTTACAAGGAAGAAGCGATCAAATTAACTATATAGGAGGAGAATTACTTTATAAAGATAAAAAAAAGCAAATATATGGTTTAGGAATAGGAGTTAATCAAGATTTTAAACCTGTTATATCAGGTAGATTATATTGGAAATTTGGAAATAAATAATGTCAGATTTAAAACAAGTAATAAGACAAGAATATATAAAATGTGCAAAAGATCCTGCCCATTTTATGAAAAAATACTGTAATATTCAACATCCTCAAAGAGGAAGAATATTATTTAATTTATACCCATTTCAAGAAAAAGTATTGCATTTAATGCAAGAAAATCCTTATTCAATTATTCTAAAATCAAGACAATTAGGAATATCAACACTATCAGCTGGTTATTCATTATGGTTAATGTTGTTTCATAAAGATAAAAATGTGTTATGTATTGCAACTAAGCAAGAAACAGCACGTAACATGGTTACTAAGGTAAAATTTATGTATGATAATTTACCTTCATGGTTAAAAATTAACGCAGAAGAAAATAATAAATTATCCTTAAGACTTAGTAATGGATCTATCATTAAAGCAACATCAGCATCAAGTGATGCTGGTAGATCAGAAGCAGTATCCTTACTACTAATTGATGAGGCGGCTTTTATTGACCAAATTGGAGAAATATGGGCATCAGCACAACAAACATTAGCTACTGGAGGTGGGGCTATAGTATTAAGTACACCTTACGGTACAGGTAATTGGTTTCATAAAACTTGGGTATCAGCAGAAAATAAAGAAAATGATTTTTTACCCATAAGATTACCGTGGAGTGTTCATCCTGAAAGAGATCAATCATGGAGAGATAGACAAGATGAATTATTAGGAGATCCTAGATTAGCATCTCAAGAATGTGATTGTGACTTTAGTACATCTGGTGATATAGTATTTCACTCAGAATGGATTGATTTTGTAGGTAGTACTACTATAAAAGATCCAATGGAAAGAAGAGGAGTAGATCAAAATTTATGGATTTGGGAGGCAGCAGATTATTCTAGAGAATATATGGTAGTAGCTGACGTTGCAAGAGGGGATGGAAAAGATTATTCTGCTTGTCATGTAATGGACATTCAAACAAACACACAAGTAGCAGAGTATAGAGGTCAAATGCCCCCTAAAGAATTTGGTTATTTTCTAACGGGTTTAGCCACAGAATATAATAATGCTATGTTAGTAGTAGAAAATGCTAACATAGGATGGGCAACTCTAGATGCAATTATTGAAAGAGGATATAAAAATTTATACCAATCTCCAAAATCTGATCAATTAACAGCAGAATCTTATTTAAGAGTATTTGAAGGTAATTCTGAAATGGTCCCAGGTTTTACTATGTCTATGAGAACTAGACCTCTTTGTATTAATAAATTTAGAGAATTTGTAGGAGATAGATCAGTAACAATTCATTCAAAACGTTTATTAGAAGAAATGAAAGTATTTATTTGGAAAAATGGAAGACCAGAAGCTCAAACAGGCTACAACGATGACTTGGTTATGTCATTTGGGATTGGTATGTTTCTACGAGATACTTCATTGAAGTTCCAACAACAAAGTTTAGATATGACAAGAGCTTCTTTAAATAGTGTAAAAAGTAATAAAGTTCAATATGCTGGTGGATATTCATCAAATAATGCTAAAAATCCATATAGTGTTAAAATAGATGGTAAAGACCATAATATAGGATGGTTACTATAATATTTATAAAAAAATAAAATAATGGCAGATACAAGTTTATTTTCAAGACTTCAAAGATTATTTTCAACAGACGTAATTATTCGTAATGTTGGGGGTAACGAGCTTAAAGTTTTTGATGTTAATAAAGCCCAACAAACCGGAAATCTTGAAACAAATTCATTGGTAGATAGATTTAATAGGATTTACTCAAACGCAGGCACCTCCATATACGGACAACAATTATCATTTAATTATCAAGCCATGAGGCCTTTATTGTACTCAGATTATGATGCAATGGACCAAGACGCTATCATAGCATCAGCTTTAGATATTATAGCAGATGAAGCTACTTTAAAAAATGATATGGGTGAAGTATTACAAATAAAATCAGCAGATGAAGATATTCAAAAAATATTATATAACTTATTTTATGATGTATTAAATGTAGAATTTAATCTTTGGCCATGGATTAGAAATATGTGTAAATATGGTGATTTCTTTTTAAAATTAGAAATTGCAGAAAAATTTGGGGTATATAACGTGATTCCTTATACAGCATTTCATATTGAAAGACTTGAAGGAGGAGTAGGATATGGAGAAGATGGAAAGAAAACAAACCCTGCAGAAGTAAAATATAGATTTGAGCCCGATGGTGTATCAACTTCAAGTTATGGTTATTACAATGTCCCTAATTCAGGGGATCAAGCTGGAGGAATAATATTTGATAATTATGAAATGGCCCATTTTAGATTATTATCTGATATGAATTTTTTACCTTATGGTAGATCTTATATAGAACCAGCTAGAAAAATATTTAAACAATATGTTTTAATGGAAGATGCTATGTTAATTCATAGAATTGTACGTGCACCAGAAAAACGTATTTTTTATATGAATGTGGGTTCAATTCCACCTAATGAAGTAGATGCATTTATGGAAAAAACTTTAAGTAAATTAAAGCGTACTCCATTTATTGATGAAAAAACAGGCGAGTATAATCTTAAATATAACATGCAAAATATATTAGAAGATTATTACATACCAGTTAGAGGAAATGATCAAGCAACAAAAATAGAAAATTTAAATGGTTTACAATGGAATGGTATTGAAGATGTTGAGTATTTAAGAGATAAATTATTTGCGGCATTAAAAGTTCCAAAAGCATTTATGGGGTATGATGAAAATGTAGAAGGTAAAGCTACACTAGCAGCACAAGATATTAGATTTGCTCGTACTATAGAACGTATACAAAGAATTATTGTATCTGAATTATATAAAATTGCATTAGTCCATTTATATACTCAAGGTTATAGAGATGAACAATTAGGTAATTTTGAATTATCATTAACTAATCCTTCTATTATATATGATCAAGAAAGAATAGCATTAATGAAAGAAAAAGTTGATTTAGCTGCTCAAATGAAAGATACAAATCTTTTACCAACAGATTGGATCTATGAACATATATTCCATTTAAGTGAAGATCAATTTGAAGAATATAGAGATTTAATTAGAGAAGATGCCAAACGTGGATTTAGAATATCACAAATTGAAGCAGAAGGTAATGATCCTATTGAAACAGGAAAATCGTATGGTACACCCCATGATTTAGCTTCACTATATGGAAGTGGAAGAATGTTTTCTGATCCCGGAAATGTGCCTGATGGTTATAAAGATGGAACAAAAGATAAAACTCCTTTAGGAAGACCTTCTAAAAAAGTATCTAAAAGAAACACTCAGGATGATAACTTTGGTAAAGATAGATTAGGGGCAGCTGGTATGAAAAAAGATGCAACAGATACTAATAAATCTCCATTAGCTTTAGAAGGTAATATTAACATTTTACAACACCAAAATTTATTAGATTCAATGTCTAGTGAAAAAAAGTTAGTGTTTGAGCAAAATGATGCGAAAAGTTCGCTTCTTGATGAATCAAATATAAAGGAACAATAATTCCTATATATTTATACTAAAATAAATATTGATGTATATAAAACACTCAAAATTTAAAAACACCGGCATTTTATTCGAAATTCTAGTAAAAAAGATTACCGGGGATACATTGTCTGGGATAACTTCACCAGCAATTAAAATAATTAAAGAATATTTTGTAAATACTGAGTTAGGAAAAGAGTATAAATTATATGAAACTTTATTCCAAGATAAAAAACTTACAGAGTCTAAAGCAACTTTAGTACTTAATACAATTTTAGAACAATCTAAAAAGTTAAATAGAACTAAATTAAAAAATGAAAAATATAATTTAATTAAAGAACTAAAATCTTACTATGATGTAGAAGATTTATTTAAAACAAAACTTGTAGATTATAAAGCACAAGCTTCTTTATATACTTTATTAGAAATTTATAATACCCAAAAAACTATAAATCCTAATCAAATAGTAGAAAATAAAATAAATGTATTAGAACATATTACAAATACCCAAATAGACTCAGTAAAAATAAAAGACGTAGTTTTAGAAGAATTTAAATCATATGATAAGGATTTACGTACACTAACATATCATGTTTTGCTTGAAAATTTCAATCAAAAATATAATAATTTAAATTCAAAACAAAAATTAATTTTAAAAGAATTTATTAATTCTGTAGATAATGGTCCTTTATTAAAAGAATTTTATAATAAAGAAATTTTAGATATTAAAAATAAGATAAAATCAGAGACTAAAAAAGTTAAAGATAAAGTAACTAAAATTAAACTTCAAGAAATAGATAAATTAATTATTGAGTTAAATAAAAGGACAAAAGTTAAAAATTCTCATTTAGTTGATTTGTTACAATATCATACATTATTAGAAGAATTAACAGTAGCTAATGGATAAAATTATCAATAAAATAGTTAGCTTAATTAAAGAAGCTAAAGGAAAAGATATTGATCCAAAATTAAAAGCATGGATTGAAAAAAGATACGGTCCTTGGGATGATAGAGATTTCTTATCAGACGATGGTGATACTTATTTTAAAACAGATGCTGATTATGAATCCGAAGGTGGGGGTATTTCTCACAAAATAATTAGACTACCTTCATTCAGTGAACTTATTAAACAACTTAAAGCAACTAAAGATGCAGCTAATGATTTGGTTAAAGGTGAATCTGTAAGAGATGATGAGGTATTAAGAAGTATAGCAGATGAGTTAAGATTAGAATTTAATAAATTTAGAACTCATATAAGGAAAGAATACCCAGCATTTTATGCTCAACTAAAAGGACAATTAACTGAAGAAGAAATTGATGAGGTATCTACATCTGGGGCAGCTGGTGCATTTTTAACCCCATATGCTTTTAGAGTACCTAAAAAGAAACAAAAACCTATACCGGAAAGTTTAAATGAAAATATTAATTTAGATGCATATGGGTATAAATTAGTTCCTAAAAACAAATCAGGAAATTATGTACAAAAAGGTTCAAAATTAGATGTTGTTGATTTATTTGAAGATCAAAAAGAATATCAAAATAAAAGAATAGCAGCATTTGATGTGATTGAACAGGAAATGAATGATATTTATAAAATGTTAAGCAATGCTAAAAATGAAACAAGTGATTATTATAATGATAATCCTTCATCATATTCAGTAATTAAACCAACAGATTTAATTTTAGACTATATAAAAGATATTAAAGACTTATTAAAAGGAAAATAAATGAAAACATTACAAGAACAATATAACCAAATAAAAAAAGGAAAAGGTAGTAAAGAGATTTTCCTTAAAGAAGTTAAAAGAAACTATCCTCATATGATAGTCAATTCGGCTACCTTTAAACAAGCAGAAGAAATATTATTAAATAGATCTGTAATAACAGAAAATTTAGCAGGAGTTGTTAACCCAACTAAATCCCCAGATTGGTTTGCAATATTTAATGATAATATGAATATTATTAAAGAAGAAACAGCAGCTGCAAAAAAAGATGAAGCTATTAAAGCAGAAGTAAAAGAACCTAACAAAGATGTTGTTGAATTGGAAACAAAAGGATTTGATTATAAGGATGACAAAAATATTGATAATTTAAACGGCGAAGAATTTAGATTAGGGGTTAAATTTGAAATGGATAAAGTTAGAGAAACAATATCTGATGCTAATTTAGGGGAAGCTATAGAAAAAGCACAAAAATTAGTTGCTAAAAATTTAGCAAAAGATCCTCTACATTATATTAAAAATGCTGCTTTTGGAGTTGAGGGAATAGGATATACAGAAGAAGCTCCTGGTTTAACAGCAAGTAAATCAGATCAAATGGAAAAAGTAAAATTAAAAGAAAATAAAATGATATCATTAATAGATTTAATGGAAAGTGGCCCATTAGGTGAAAAACCAGTTGCTAAAAAGAAAGTAAAAAAAGAAACATTAGATAGTAAATTAGCTGAAATTGACAAACAATCTCAAATAGTTGCTTTAGAAGCTAAAATTGCTCATATTGATGAACTTGTAGAAAAGAAAAATGCAAGACTTTCTATGGTTACTGAAGATGAAAATTTATCTGAGTTAGCCGATAAAAATAAAATTAAACTAATGCAACGTGAAGTTAAAGATCTTGAAAAAAGAAAAATGAAGATGGAAAAACTTTATGAAAAAATGTGTGGTAAAGCTTATAAAAAAACAGAAGTTGTAGATGAAGATTTAGGATCTTCAAACTATGCTGGAGCAACAGGTAGTGATACATCAGAAAGAGCATTTAGAAATAATAGTAATGAAGAAATAGCAGAAGAAAGTAATGCTGGTTCTAATGAAAATTCTAATGATGAATCAAATTATAATTCAAATGATAATCCTGAATCATACTCTGGATTAAAGAAATTTAGAGAAAACTAAAAATATGAATAAGCAAGTACTTGTTGAAACAAGGCTTTTTACAGCCATGCCTAAGTCCTTATCTGAAAAACTTACTTCAGAAGCAGGTAATCCATTAGTTGAAGGAATATTAGCAACAGCCGAAGTTAAAAATGGTAATGGTAGATATTACTCTAAAGAATTATGGGATAGAGAAATAGACAAATACAAAGTACTAGTAGAAGAAAATAGAGCAATGGGTGAATTAGATCATCCTGATGATACTATTATTAATTTAAAAAATGTATCACATAATATAAAAGATGTTTGGTGGGATGGCGATAATGTAATGGGTAAAATAGAAATTTTACCTACCCCAGCAGGAAATATATTAAAAGCATTAGTAGAAAGTGGAATTACTGTTGGTGTTTCTTCACGTGGAATGGGAAGTTTAAAACCAATGGGGGAAGTACAAGAAGTTCAAGATGATTTTGAATTACTATGTTGGGATTTTGTTTCAACTCCTTCAAACCCAGATTCATTTATGCATTTAGTAAAAGAAGGATTAACTATTCCTACCCCATCACCATATAAAAAAGTAAATAATATAATTACAGAAATATTATGTGCGAATGGTTCGTGCCCAATATTTTAAGATTTTTGTTCCTGTGAACCGGAATTAGCGCTTTCTTTTCGAAGAAGCGCTTTTTCTTTTTTAATTTTTAAATATTTACATATACGTATAAGCATAATATGTCATTTCTGATATGACATTTGAATAATAATAATTCTTATTACGATTCCAAATAATCGTACTTCCAAAAAAAATTAAGGAAAAATGAACAGAGACTTTTTAAAAGAGGCTATTGCCGATGCAAAGACTGTTAAAGAATCAGCCATTGCAAATGCTAAGCTTGCTTTAGAAGAAGCTTTTCAACCACAAATCAAATCCATGTTAGCTGCAAAGTTAGAAGAAATGGAAAAAGAGGACGTGAAAGAAGAAGCAGATGATAAAGTAGACGAAGCAAAAAAAGATGATGATAAAATGGAGGAAAGAAAAGAATACATGACCAAAAAGGAAAAGCGCGAAGGTGACGATCGTAAGTCTGATAACAAGGCTGAGACTGAAACTGAAAAAATGCGTAAAATCAAAGAGGAAGATGTATCTGATCTAGACGAAATTTTAGCAGAATTAGAAAATGAACTAAATGAGGATGCTCGTACAGACGCTGAAGAAGAAGGCTACAAGGACGGTATTAAGGACGAAAAAGAGGACTTGAAAGAGGACGAACGTACTGATGCTGAAGAGGAAGGCTACTTAGATGGTGAAAAAGACGAGAAAGAAGATGAAGACGAGGACGAAGATATCGATCTTGAAGATATGTCTGAAGATGACCTCAAAAAGTTTATTGAAGACGTAATCGAAGATATGGTTGGAGCTGGTGAATTAGAAGCTGGTGAATCATTCGAAGATGATGTTGATGTAGACGTAGATGAAGAAGGTGAGTTAGAAGTAGAAGACGATGCGGTAACTGCGGTTGACGTAGAGTTAGATGAAGCAGAAGAAAAAATTGATGAAAAGAAAAAACAAGGGTACGATGCACGATTAGACGATGCTGAAGGCGCTAAACATGGTAAGAAAAAGCAAGACATGAAACAACGTAGAG